GATAAAATATGAGCAATACTTTGCTTGTGAAATAAAGCCCCATGCCATTGAAGTAACACAAAGCAACTACCCAAACACTATACAACTTGGAGATGTGCGAAAGGTAAAGGCAAGCGATTTACCAAAGATTGATTTACTTATTGGTGGTAGCCCTTGCCAAGATTTTAGTAGGGGAAACGCAACAAGGGACGGTTTGCAAGGCGAAAAATCAGGGCTTTTCTTTGAGTATTTAAGGTTGCTAAAAGAATGTGAGCCGAAATATTGGCTTTTGGAAAATGTAATTATGAGTGATGCCGACTATATGACCATTAGCGAATATGTAGGAACAGAACCAGTAAGAATAAATAGTGCGTTGGTTTCGGCTCAATTAAGAGATAGACTTTATTGGACAAATATAGGTCCGGCATATTATGACTTATTTGGCAAACGTAAATGTGCTATACCATTGCCACAGGATAAAAAAATAATGCTTAAAGATATTTTGACAAGTGGATATACCGATAGAGATAAAAGCCGTGCTTTACTTGAAAGTGATAGCCGACCATTAAGAACACTTGAAAAAATGTGGCATAGGTATAACAGCACAGGGTTTACAACGGTGGTATTTGAAAGCCCTGATTTGGATTGGCAAAAAGGATTGAGATACTTAAACCAAAGAGAGTTGGAAAGACTGCAAACCGTACCAGAGGGCTACACCAATAAGTTAAAAAGAAATGATGCCGCTTGCCTTTTAGGTGATGGATGGACAGTTGACACAATTGCTCATATTTTATCTTTTATGGAGGGAGGGGAAAATTTTAATAAAACAAATTGGGCATAACTATAAGATTTGCGCTACGTTTACAGGCTTATCCCGACGAATATTGGAGGTAAGGCTACTTCTGCATGATCTTATCAATCTGCTTCTGCTTCCGTTCGCTACCGATAGACGTACCGCGATGAAAGTTCAGTATCGTGCTGACGTTTGCTCCTAGCAGTCCGAAGCCTGTATAAAACAGTTCCTTGTTTGATTCTGGAACAGCCTTGTTAAAGATCATCACAAGCATGAGGATGAACGCAACGACGAACACGCAGTCAATGATGTACGCGATGTTCTTACTCAGCCACGATGCTTTATCGCTCTCCTGAATACGTGAATTCATATCGCGTGCTGAATCCATGTCTTTCATCATCGTTTCAAGTTCGCTATTCTGAGCCGCTGCCATAGCCTCAATGTGTCGGTTCACTTCTTTCGCAACCTCCGCTTTGAACTCTTCTTTCTCCTGACCAGTCGTAATGAACTTGTCCGCTACGTTGCCGACTGATTCCACAATATTAGCCGCGCCCGTTGAAGTGACCTTCCCAATAATGTTTGCTATGAAACTCATGACACGAATGTAAATGATTTAGCCCTTTTGATTAGTCCTTGAATTACGTCAGGTCGTAACGTGCTTATCATGCTTATAAAGCCCACGCGATACGCAACAAGTTTATCAAATACCGCCTTTTGATTGGCTGCATTTAATGCTGACAATGTCTTGTTTCCTATTTGACCGTCATCAGCAACACCGATAACGCGCTGTAAAGCCTTTGCAGCCGTTTTAATTCCTGAGTTATATCCGAAGTCCATAACGTACTCAGCAACGCTCTGAGAGGCGTACAAATCGCATTTGAGCGCGTCCCAATACTTAACCTTTGTCAGAGCCTTTGCAAGTTCAGGCAAACGATCATCAGGTATAGTGCTGTTCCACTTCGGAACACCGTTCTTTGCCTTGTATTCGTCAATAATCGCCCACCCCTCCCATTCTGGGTTGAAGTTACGCGCAATACCCAGATAGGTTTCGCCTCCTTTATCTCCAATCTTTGCAGCGTATTCAGCGGAGCAATAGCCGCCTTCGTGCTTCTTTAGCTTCGGATAGTATAAATCAAAATTAGCCATTGTCTTCTGGTATCTCTATGAATGATTTACTGTAATGGTATTCAATGTACGGAACTACATTCTTACAGAACGTGTCGTAACTCCACGCGCTGATTAACTCCGTACCGTCCGCAAGCATTACGCTAGTGGTGTTGTAATTCTCTCCGTCTTCGTACAACGTGTGTCCTCTGAAAAACTCCACAGGTTGTGCAGGAAAATACAGCGTGAAATTCTGCCGCTCCTTCTTATTCGTTAACTCATTCTCAACCAATATCGGGAAGGTTAGTATCGGGTATTTTTCGGGCTTATCCATTAGAAAACCTTCCCATTAATGATTTGATACTGCCTTACTCTGTAATTATCTCCGTCCATCTGAACGTGACACACACCGTGTACGTGTTCGTTTACTTCCATGTACTCAGGTTCTAATTCACACAGACAACCGTTAGACCAACACGTCATCACGTCTCCGTCATATTGTTTACCTGAATCAACTGAAAGTTTGTGGAAGTGATTGACTAATACAGAACGCTTGTACTTCAGTCGAGCGCTACGCGCAGGATTAACACCTCCTGTACCTTTTAATCTATCTCCGTGTTCGACTAAAAGTTTACCGAAGTAACATTTAGTGCGGAATCCCAAGTATGTTATACCATACTCAGCCATCCGCAACAGCGTTGCAATCTGAAACTCTGAAGTGTCTAGTAACTCAGGGGCTTTCACCGCTAAATATCGCTCTAATCTGTATTCATGGTTTCCGTCAATCCAATATATCGGAATGTTCGGAAAGTGTTTGCGCAACCCTTTGAGGAACTGACGCGCTGATTCTAACTCTTCAGATATACGCGGTCTATTCTTTGGATTCTTCTCATGAAACGACAAGCCGAAAAAGTCCATCACGTCACCGTTCAGGAATATCGCATCTACTTTATCTTCTTTGGCTAGTTTGATAGCCGCCTTAACCGCGTCAGATTCGTGGTATGGAATATGCAGATCGCCCCACACCGCTACATTCTTAATCGACGTAGGCAAATGCCATGTATCTCTGCGCATTGCGTAAGACTTCGGGATAAACTCAAACGGGTCTTCGTTTGTTTTCTTACGCACAAATGACTTATCGGCTAAACTTTTATTTAGTCTTTTACCTTTAGCCCCTCTGTAATACATTATCAAATCCCTTGCCTTTTCAAGCGTAAACAACTCTTTGTTGTCGTCGTATATAATACGCGCTAACGCTCTTGTTGATGCTGTTGGGAACTGTTTTAATGCTGCTTTTACAATCTCTCCTTTTGTCATAGCTACTTTGTTAGGTTACTTTTTTGATTTGCCGTGATGTTTTCGCCACACTCCATATATGGTCATACATCCTGCCGCCATTGCGATAATCCACGCACCTAACTGAGCCGACTGCATAACAATCTTCGGTATTTCAGGCTCTGCAATATTTATTGTAGCCCCTACTAAGAGATGGAAACCTGCAATGAATGAGCCAACATAGGGGTGTTGGCCAAAATAATTCTCCATAGATTGATATGCCATTTTGTTTTTTAATTCAATTTATTAATTGTGTTAGAAATTATTTACTGTCGTTATATTTGTTACCATTGCCTCTCCAATCGCTTTATATCCACTTGCTTCGTAGTGATGCAAATCCACCTGCAACGTCTTACCTGTGGGATCGTATGTAAATCGATTAGATGAATCCGCTGTTGCTAATGTGTCAAATGCTGTATTAACTGTTGCTAATCGTGTCGCATCGTATGATGTGTGCGTTCCTAGCTTTTGGAATATCCATTTCTTATTCACATAAGCCATTGCCGTTCCGCTTAGGTTCGCCAGTAGCTTAGTGATCAGGTTGCTCATATTTGTCTGATAGGCGTTCGCGTCCGTAGTGGTAGTGGTATCTGATTCACCCTGCGCCCAGATGATGTAACAATGAATCGTGCGCTCTGAATGCGTGTTCCACATCGTTGCCAATGCGCTATTGATTACTCCGATGGCTTTGTCAAGTAACGCGCCTGCACGGGAAGGATACCAACAGTTCGACGTTGTATCGTCGTTAAGCATTGTGCCACCAACGGCATAGTTCACCGCATAGATCGTATCATTAACGCGTGCCTGTTCGTTGTACAGGAATGCAGGCAATACACCGTGATTCGTGTCTGTTGTGGGATAGTTCTGATTAACTCCTACATCGAAATTTGCAAACGCAGAACCGTTCCACATCTTTACGCTAGTCATTGCGCCACTTAAAGACGGATGGCAATCCGCATTCGGTGCTGCACCTCTTGAATTAGACTGACCTAAAAAGATATACAGCCTAGCCATTAGCGCCCTCCTGAAATTACGTTAGCAGAATAAGTGTCAATCAATCCGCTAAGTGTATCGCATTCCGCACCGCTCAGAGCCGTTGACACAAACCAGAAATTCATATTGATTGGACAAAACTGATCGGCAGTACCGATGTTATTGCGCCCCAACAGATAAATTTCACGTGTTGGCTGAGAAGGTGAAGGGGCGTGGGTCGCTGCTGATGTGCCTAGTGATGTTGTGTTGCGTCTGATGTTACGCGCTGTTGCACCCGATGCGGTCATAAAGAAATTTGCCGCACCTGTTGCGTTGGTAAGATCATAAGCTGAAGCGTTAGATTGATACATCCATCTGATAACGTCACCCGTAAATCGAGAACGCCCGAACATTTGGCTAGTGCTTGAATCAGTTACTCCCCAATCAACACCAGTACGCACCGCTGAAGTCTTTACACGCCATCCAACAGTTACGTTATCTAGTGTCAGATGCGTATTAGGAATGATTCCAGTGCGTATAAACTGCGTAACACCATCACTTGTCCATCCGTTTGTGCTGAATGATGGTGACGCAGCCGATACAAGTGTATATGACGAACTGATAGCGTTGTTGTATGACGCTCCAATAGACGTAGGCGACACAGGATAAAGCGCGATGAACTTAGAATAGATGTTCGCAGCCTTTGCAGCTAACACAAAAGTATTCCACGCGTTCTTCTCAGTCGTATCGGTTATCCCTGCCCGTGTAAAATACGCCTGTGCATCGGTATCGTATGTGATACTGCTGAATGAACTAGGCGTAATGAACTTATTTACTCCTATCATGATACGAAGTTATGACAAATTACTGACCCAGATGAAAGCGTGATAGCGGTGATGTATGTACCGTTAGGAGCGCAGATATACGCACCTGCTTTCAGCGTCTTACCACTAAGATTTGCCTGTGTCAGATAGTTTGTACTTGTATAGCCAGTTGGCGTTGTGTTCAGCGTCAATACTGTGCATACGGTGTCTTCCAATACTGTAAAGGCAAAGAATTGTTTACCTGTTACTGCACCGTCTGCGCTTGCTACGTGATATGAACCGCCATCAGCGGAAAGTCTTGCGATACTCATTGTGTTATGATGTTATAGGATTAGTTGAAAAAGGAATTGCACATCTGTTGTTTGGTTTTGGCACTCTTATTGCCACCTGAAACTCTGCGGTTGTTAGATTCTTTGGTGTCTTCTCCGTTCTGATCGTGATCTTTGCCGTACTTGTTACATTCCAACGATAATCAGGGTGATTTAACTGAGCCAATACGTCCTCACATATCTGCTCTATGTCGGATTCCACCTCCAACTCATTAACTTCACCACGCTTAACATTGTCAGCGATAACGATATTAAAGTTGAACGTAGAAACACCGCCTTTCACGTCACGATCAATCGAATCACACGCAACCCACATCTCAGGGCTGCGCGTTGTTCCAGACTGGTAGAACTCCCACGGCTCGCCATACAGAAAGTTATTAATCTGATAGTGATTCGTTGCGATGTCACGCAGGTTTTCTACTATCTGATTGAGCGTTGTTGGTGTTGTTGTTGTTGACACGTTTCAAAAATTCGTCTAACTTTCTTCGATTCTTACTTGTACGCTCAGAGGTCAACTGAATTTTCACCGCCTTTTGCGCATGGGTTGTATTCTCCATATGGTTGTCCTGATTTTGGCATATACCATCCGACATTATACTGATCAAAGTTCGGGTGAATCGTATCTACTCCGTCCCCTGCATCAGTAAACAGCGGATAAGTCGCATCGTTTTCAATTAGGTAGTTAGTAATTCTTTGAGCGTACATCTGGTAACGCTGCTCGCAATATGTAACAATCCATTGAATATCTCCCATCGTTGCAGGTGTAGCGTTGTCGCTAGACTGCGTTACGATGCCTTTATTTCGGAACTTGTAAGTAAATATCGGTGCGCCCTCACCCATTACCTTCCATTTCATGGCAGGCTGAATGTAGGTATAAAGCAAAGTTTGATTCGCAAATGTTAAAGCGTTTGTTCTAACCTGTGTTTTCAACTCTTCATATAATGCCGTACCTAATACGCTAGGCAGATACAATTCCTGTACGTCCCAAATCAATTCACGCAACTGCTCATGATCGTAGTTCGATTCAACATACGCCAATAGTCCTTTATCGGCTGCGTCTAATAGTAACGGTTTGTATATCGTAGGCATAATTAACTTTCTTTAACGATTACCTGCCTCCAAGTATGGCGGCATTGCGGTTGATTTATTCCTGTGTTCGGGTTGTGATACCATCCTCCACGTAATGTCCACACGTTGCGATCTTCTTTAGCCGACATCAGGTTAATCTCTTCGCGTGTGTAGAGTTTGTTCAACCCAATCAACTGACGGCAAAAATCACGCGTTCCGTCGATGATCGGTTTGCCCATTCCTGCCGCAACATCGTAGCGATACATCACTTTGTAACTCTCCGTCTTAGCAGGTTGTTCAGCGATGGACTGTTCACCCTCTTTCGTCAACTCATTTACAGGCGTTTTAACGCCCTCAATGTTCTCAGATGACGGATTTATCATCCCCTTATCAATTAATCGCCCTATCGCGTTCTGTACGTCTTTTACGGGTACTTTTGCAACTTTAGCGATGCCGTCAGGTGTGATATACTTGTCTTTGCTGATCAAATCCAGAACCGTTCTATCCAATGACTTTAACTTTAACGCGTCCTTTGCAAATTGCAGATAGTCATTTTCAAATTGCTCCAATCTGATCGGGTCGGTGTCTGGAATATCTCGCGCCTCAACCTCTTCAACCGTACTTGCGTCAATTCCGAACTGAGCGAACAGGTCAACCTTTGCGCTTTGGAACTTTGTTAGCGTGGTTTGTGTTGTAGTGGGTTGTACTTTCAATCCTACAAGTGCTAAAATCTGTTCTTTGCTCATGCTCTCCACAACTTTAGATTGTAAAGTCGGATTCATGGCATTGATAGCGTTCAGAAGGTTCTGTTTGTCTGCTGAAATTAAATCCCCTGCGTTAATTGGGCTATTTGGTTTCAGTTCTAACTTAATTCCGATGCCGAAGTCTTGCGCCAGTTGATTGATTGAGTTTTCAATGATCTGCTGACGGTATTTAACATAACTGTTTTGAAAAATCTCAAACGCATCTAACATTTCTGAACGTCCTCCGAGTTGTCCCTCTGTGCGGATGCCTAAAAGCATCGGAGAAGTGATCTCGTGTGCGGTAAAGATGTTCTGCAAAGACTGATCGGCAATTTCTTTGTACAGTACGGATTGATCGTTAACCAATTGATCCTGCGATTCAATTCCTAACTCTTTACTAGGTGCAAAGTTCACGACAATGCGCTCACCGTCTTCACCTGTAAAATTAGCCTTCATTCCTGCAACAATATCAGCCTGTTTATCCTGATCAGGAACTTTCCCGTAGATGTTAATGATCTTCGCAGGACTAAATGAAGCGCTGATATTCTTGTACTGAAAATCGGTGTACTTGATATGGTTTTCAATCCACGTTACACCGCCAACATAAGTAGGAATCGGATAAACGTACTGATCAGCGTGATAGAACGAGTAATAGTAAATCTGATTACCGCTTCTGTCATTCGGATCGTATGCTTTAAACTTTTGAAAGTCCGATTCTTCTTCAGGCTTTTTGTTGATCTTCTTATTGCCTCGCTGATCGGTTAGATACCAATTCTTAGTATAAAAGAAGACAGAACGATCTGCGTTAGCACGTACATTGCTGAAGTCGATATATTCCAATGTGCCGCCCTTACGCGAATTATTCCATCTTACTAAAATTGCAAAGCCGTTGTACTTTTCAAGATCGTAAGCCCAACGCAATGTAGATTCGTTCAGATTTGTTTCGCTGAAAGGTTGCTTAATCAACTTCTCAGCCATTGCGCGTTGTTCTAATGTATTAACGCCTGACTTGCTGTACGTCCATCCTGCACCGCAGATATACTTCACCTTCGCGTTGATGATAGCGCAATGGTAAGACGAACGCATATACAACTGATTCAAATAATACGGGTAATCGTTTTTCTCTCCGTATGTAATCCAATCAGAGTTTTTAACCTCTAGGAACTTCGGAATCTTACGATTCTCAAACTGAACGAAGTGTATATTCTCTTTCTTATTCTCTTCCATTATGCAGTAGGATATTCAACTGTGTATTGCGGTGAACTGAACTGATACGCTCCGTCCCCGTCAACTTTAATCTGCCCGATCTCGCAACATGAAGTTGCCAATCGGTAATCTGTGTTATTACTCGATGTCTGTTCGTACACGTAGTAAGTGTATATGCCTTCAATCAATGTTACTGTTACACCTTCAGTAATATCGAAGAGGTTAGAACGCTCTTTATAGTTGTTACTTACCTCAGCGATAACAGCCGTCACCTCTACATTAGTAGTATCAGAAACAAACCGCCACAGCCAATACGGACTTGTTAAAGTTTGCTTCTCCTGAAGTGTAACCGCTACGCGTGTGGTGTCGCCCCTTGTGATATACAACATAACCTTAATAGTCAAAATTCAAAAAAGTTTAAGAAAAAGAAAACCCACCTTACGGGGTGGGCTTTCTAACGAATACAATCAGCTATGACGATTAGAGATTGTCGTAGTTTGTGATGTTCAACGGCATAGCAGATTCACGTCCTGTAAAGGTTACAGAATAACCGTTACGATCTGTGAAAGATGTGCCTGTTGTAGCACTTGAAGCGGAAACAATGCAACCGCGAGAATATCCATACAACCAAGCGTTACCGTTGTTGTCTTTAACCGCAACGTGTACCAACATTCCGTGCATTGAGTTCAATGTGTTGCGGAATGAGATTTTTAACTTATTGTTGATGTATGTGATAGTCTGCGTGTGTACAGTTGTTCCGTTAGCGCGGTCAGTTGCACCGTCGCTGTTAGCGATAGATGTTTCCTGAGCGCACTCAAACAGATACCAGTCGGTAAGACCAGAACCTGCGAACGTGATCTGCCCTGATGTCACAGTAGCGTAGCCATTTGTTACCAAGTTCGCGTCATATGCGCGTACCTTGATCTCAGCAACACCGCCGTTTGAATCGAGGCAGTCAATCGTAAATGATGAAGTAATTGAATTGGAACAAGGCATTTTTTTATGTTGTTAAGGGGAGGCTGTTACACCTCCCCGTTAAACTTCTGTTACTTATGCAGTAGCGAATGATACTACGCGGTCTGTGAAGAATACACCTGTTGTAATCTTGTAACGGTTACGGGTGTAGAGTTTATCTTCTTTAGTTTCATACCATGTAGTCCAGTCATCCATGTCAGAGATCATATCAGTACCTACTACAAAATTGTCTTTCTCGAAAGTGATGATACGATTCTTGAATACCGCAGGGAGTGAAGAGTTGTTGTCAGCGTTCAATCCCGGTACGGCTTTGATCTTCATGTTAGTTCCGTACAGAGTGATTTCGCGTGATGGCAAACCTGCATCGCCTGTGTAGTGGTACAGGTTAGCGTTAGCAAGAGCGATAATCAATTTATCGAACGTGTCATCACCGCAAACTGTTACAAGGTTATCGTTACGCTTCAAATCAGCAGGAGTTGCCAACCATTGATTCTGGAAGATAGCAATTACGTTAGATGTAGTGATTGAAGTGTGTGAAGTACCTGCAACTGTCTGCTGATTCACGTAACCGCCCGCTGTTTCAAGAGTTTGAATAAACCCGTTGAACTGCTTGAAGTTGGTGTTAGAACCGCCCTGAGTTTTAGACGACTGCCAGATAGCCGCTTCCATCTTCTTAGCGATACGTGCAGTGTAGTCGTCCATGATTGTGTTTACCAACTCATTAGCTGAGTTCTCGTCAATCTTAGCACCTGCGCGGAGGTATTTCTGAGTGAACTTAGATTCGAGGTCTTTGAAGCACCATCCATCTTCAAATTTGATACCGTCAACTGTAAGAGTGATTTGCGCGAATGTACCACCGTCACCAGATACGTTGATGGAAGCACAAGTGCTGTCCGCTTGCATCTGCGGGTCAGTAGTCAGGTAAGGGAGTTTCTCGGAGTATTTGATACCCTCGCGAACTGTGAAAAGCGGCATTGAAACCGCGCCATAGACCCCTTTCAGTTTGAGATCTGCTTTGTCTTCAACTGTGTAGTTAGAAAGACTTGATACTGTAAATCCTGCCATGATTATTTAGTTATTTTTTTTGTTTGTGGTTAGTTACTTTTTGTTGAATACTCGTGCGCGGAACTCTTCGATTGATTCGCTTTTCTTTTCCGCAATTGGTTCTGTTTTCTTCGGTGCTTTTTCCTGTGGCATTTCTCCGAATGCGATCAGAGATTCACTCATCTCCGTTACCATCTTTGAGAACTTCACGTTGTCCGATTTGAGAGACTTGTTTTCAGCCTCAACCGCTGTGAACTTTTGCAACAGGTCTTCAACTTTCTTTTCAAGTTCTTCAACCTTCGCTACTTTCTCGAACACCATTTCTTTCTCAATACGCTCAATGATCTGCGTTGGTGATGGTGTTGCGGGTGATGCTGCTGATGGTGCTGCGCCTTCCTGCGCCATTCCTTCTTCAGCCGTTGCAGCAGGTGCTTTAACTTCTGAAACTGAACCTCCAGAAACGTAGAAAACAGTTCCGTCTTCCAATGTGTACTCCCCGTCTGGGAGTGGGGCTTCACCTGCTTCTGTCATTACTGAAACCATAACACCTACTGCGAGTGAATCGCCCTGAATGTTGATTGCCGTACCGTCTGCAAGTTTAGCCGAAGCGAACTTTACAGGTTCGCCCTGAAATGCTAATAGAGCCGCCTTAAGACGCTCTGCCAGAGTTTTGGTATTTCCTTTGTCTGTACTCATGCTCTTAATAGTTAGTATTAAAAATTGTTTAGAATTGATATGACATCGCTGAAATCGTCAGTCGGTTTGTCCTGTTTGCTGAAGATGTAATCAACCATCATCTCCATGCTGAACCCTTTGTATTCACCTGATTTAACCTTTGCCCAGAGTTCATCAGATTCAACATAGAATGACTGAAACCACGTACCCTCTGGGAAGTTGTCTTTCAATGCAGCAGGTGCGTTGATGCCGCGCTGTGAATCGCTGATGAATGATTCTAGCAGGTACATTCCCGATGGCTGTTTGTTACGATCGTGCATCTCGTTTACAGCGTTGTAACGGTTGCCCTTTGCCCATTTACGCGCAAACAGTTCGATATCTTCTTTTGTGAAGTAAACGTAGTATTCGCCCTGCGTATCATCTTTGCGGTAAATCTGCATATCAGGAATCATAACAGCACCTGTGATAATGCGACGATCTGAATCCGCTACTGCAAACTGTACTCGGTTTTTAACCTGTGCTTCACCTTCAAAGTATCTGTAACAAATGGCAATAGCCTGATCTTGTGGTTTGCCGTGTTCGTTGATCATTAGCGGAATGCAACGGCTCATAAAGTCCGATTGTGATTCTCCTGCTTTCGGCTCTACAAACTTCTGAGCGTTAAATGCTACAAAGTTTGATTCGATTGCAGGTGCGTCAACTAATGCCGTGAAAATCTCATTTTCGTCTTCTTTGTCGGTAACAGTCAACCGATATACTGGCAGCTTCTTATCCATGATCTTAATAGTGTTTAACCGTGTATTGTTTAGATTCTTGCGCGTTCCTCAGCCGTCCTTACATTAGTGTTAGTAGCGTTGATCTCCGCAACGGAAACCCATACTTGTGGCTGTGTCTGGTTTTGTTGGTTGATGATCTGCCCTTGTTCATTTAACAGCGTGGACGGTTGAGCCGATGTGTTGATATTCGGTTGCGTTGATACTTCTAGTGATCCTACACCGCCTCCTGATGAAGACATACCACCACCTCCCGAACCGCTTCCGTCCTCAGATGTTCCGATAATGTTTCGAATCGCTGCAAGTCCTGCTGCAAGGTTAGCTGCTGCAAGGATGAAGTTTGCAGGGGGCGGTGATGATGCGAGTGCAACAGTTACGCCTTTGTACGTGTTGACTGTTGCTTCCCCGATTGCAAACGCCTTTTGTAGTTTAGCATTTTTCTTGCTGAGTTGTGCGAGTGACCCAAATAGCTGTGATGTTGCGTCAATGGTTGCTTTATTCAACGCTTCACGCTCTTCGCGTTCCTTCTTTAACTCTTTCTGTCTGGCAACGTATGTATCGTATTCTTTCTTGCGCTTCGCCTCAAGGTATGCACGGTGATTCTGCAAATCTTCAATGCGTCTGCGTTCGCGTTCTTCCGCTGCTTCTTTCTCGCGCTTTAGTTCTGCGATGTGTGCCTCTTCTTCTTTCTCATGCTTCATGCGTACATACTCCGCATGGCTCATGCGATCTTCAGTACGCTTCTGTGCTTTGTCAGCGTTGGTGTTTGCAACAGTATTTTTAGATTCCTCAGCCGCTTTCTTCTCTTCGATGTCAAGAATCTTTAACTGATTCTGCAAATCCTTCAACGCCTCCTGCTGTTCAACGATCTGTTGTTTAGCTTCCGCTGCGCGTTCCTTTTTGTTATTAGCAATAACCTTCTCAGCATCTTCCTGCATCTTCTGACCGTCCGCAACCTTCAGCAAAGATTCCCACAGAGATTCGTTATTCTGAACCTCCTGAACCTTCAGTTCGTTAACCTTTAACGATGCCTGTGCTTCGGCTATCTGCGCTTCAATCAGTTTGCGCTTAACAGCAATAACCTCTTCTGTGCTTGCGCCCTGTGCCTCCAATAGTGCAACCTGTCTATCGTACTCACGCGATAGTGCCGCTGTCGCTTCTTTCTGTTTTTCATATTCCCGTGTCGCCTTTGCAAGTTCCGAGTTCGCGTCCTGCTGCGCTTTGTAAACATTATACAATGCCGCTCCGAGTGCCGTCATTGCAATAACAAGTGCCGCAATCGGATTAGCTGCAATAATGTTAAACAGGTTCGTAAACGCACGTCCCAAGCCTTTGATACCCTGAATCCCCTGAGCAAATGCCATTGCGCTCTGAACCTTCAGTAACGCTTTCTCAGTTTCCTTCGATTGCTCACCAAACAGACCCATTGCGCCCGTCACCAACGACACGCCCGATGCCGCCTTACCTGCAAAGTTCCCAACTGCTTCTAACGCGTCAGGGTTGAACGCGGCAACGGCTTCATTTGCTTCGTTCATGCGCTCTTTGAGATCACCTGCTGCCATAGCAAGTTTTTCGAACTCTGCCGAATCCTCCCCGACCTGCAACATGGCAGTACGGAGTTCCTTCAGTTGCTTTCTGATCTCACCTACCGATTGAGCCGCCTGCGCGTTCTCAATGACTATATCTAAATTAAGTTCTGCCATGTTATATTGTTCTGTAACCCATAATTGTTAATGTAGCCTGTAATACAGTATTTGACGCAGCAATCTCTGAGCGTTGCATTAGTTGTATTGTTCCTGCCGTGCCTCCTACCGACACAATCCAGAAGCATTGAATCGGTGTATTTGTGTTCAATGCACGAACTCCTGTTGATGCTCCCGTTGTTGTCGCATCGGCTATCTGCTCCATGCCACCTAGTGCGGTTGCTGAAGTTGACACGATATTCTGACCGATAATCGTTGCGCCTGTCGGTACGTCTAGTGCTAACGATATACCCGTTGTTGTCGCTGCGGTTTGATAAGCACCGTTAATAGTAACCAGATATTTAGTGTTTGCCGATGCGCTAAACGACATTCCAGATACGTTAGCGAACGCGGTTGTACTAACCGTGCTGTTTGATGCAAGTGTTGTGTAAGTCCATTTATCAGCATACTCAGAGTGACTGTGTACGGACGCGGCTTTACCTGCAAGATCAGTAACCAAATTGGTAACGTCTGATTGCGCGTGCGTGTGTGTTGATGCAGCTTTATTTGATAAGTCGGTAACAAGGTTTGTAATGTCGCTCTGAGCGTGTGTATGCGACGACGAAGCCTTACCTGCTAACGCGGCTACTAAGTCACTCTGTGAAGACAATGAGCCTCCAATGCTTCCCCACGATGTAGAGCCGCTACTCCCTCCTATTGATGTTATGAATGTCATTACGTTATGATATAATAAGTCCCTGCGTATGTAAGTGTTAACGATTCGTATTTGTGGTTCAGGTTAAATGATGCTACGCTGTTGTTGTTTGAGTAAACAATGTTCAACCCGTTACCTGCTACTGTTACCGTGCTGCTACCTAGATTAAATATCTGAATACGATCATTAACGGCTAAAACTGTTGATTCAAGTGATAATGTTAGCAATCCATCACAGTAGTATGTTCCTGCTTCGGTAATAGTATAGTTTGATGTGATGTTGTAAACATTGCTACTTCCGAACGTGTACTTAGTACCGTTTATCCACGTCTCATTGTTACGTGTTACTGTTACGTTATCCGAGTTGATAACCACAGCCCCGTAGATGTCTGGGTAAATCTGTACGCCCGAAGATGCCGCAACAAAATTGCGATCACCTCCTACCACGTTACGCGAACCAAACACCGCATTACCAACCGTTCCCGATTCAATGAAGATTCCTTCTCCGCTAAATACGTTAACACCTCCGCTATCACCTCCGTCACCGCGTGGCGTACTATCTACGTTACCGTTGCTGTTGTCCTGATAAGAAAGCCACGGATAGGTAGTGGACACAAAAGCCTCACGCGTCTTAATCAGCAACAACTCACATTTAGTAGTTGACACCGTTGCAGGATTGTAATCCACAATCTTCTGTAATCGGTAATACTGATTATCAATAAATATCGGGTCGCGGAAACTCAAACGCGCAATGTCGAACGGTGTTAAATAAAAATATGCCGTTAATATCTTGCTATTCTTGTCCGTTATTTCATCGATGTACTTTTTATGATAAAGATTCCACAGGTTGCCGTCCGTGTAATTCGTCGGAGTGTAATAAACCCTACGCGGATTAGTGAAATTCAGATCGAATGTCGGAGAACTGATCGAATCCAAATGACCTGCATACGGGTAAGTAGTTTCTGTATATGTAGTTGATGCCGTGATGTAATTCCACGACTGAGCCGTACTGATCGCACCGCCTGCGTACAATCTGCGAATGCCTGACCTTACTCTGCGTCTGTTACCAGATGAATCTTTAATGTAGATGTGCGGATAGACGCGATCATCGTTATTGCTACCGACCAATGGGGAAGGGCTGAATATCGAAGTGTACACGTTGT